ACTTTGATAAATGAAGCATTACCAGGTTAAAGATATTAGCAACGGCATAGAGGATATGGATGTGCGTTCACGTAACGTGAAAACCGTTTGGGCTATGTGTGGCAATGTGGACTTGGATAACGATGTGATTGTACCGGAAGCGTTTTCACGAACAATAACCGCAAGAGGCCCACAAGGTAAGAATCTGATATGGTCATTAGTTGACCATAAGAGCAGCATGAAGTATGCACTCGGAAAACCGAAAGAATTATACGTGGAAGGGAATGCGCTTATTGCCGTTACTGAAATAATCGAAACGGAAATAGGTGAAGATATGCTGAAATTATATGAGGCTAATCTAATCAATCAGCACTCAATCGGATTCAGCACTATCAAATCCGAAATGAACAATGAAACAGGCATACGTACAATCAAAGAGTTGATGCTCTATGAAGGTAGTGCAGTATTATGGGCAGCCAACCCCGAAACGCCTACATTAGCTATGTACAAAGGCATGGAGCAGGCCGAGGTACAGGAAACGCTTAACGGTAGATTAGAAAAGCTACTAAAAGCGTTTAAGCATGGCACATTTACAGATGAAACTTTCTCCTTATTGGAGATAGAAATAAAGCAAATACAAACTGCAATATCAGAACTCACCACTCAACCCGTTGCCGCAGCAACACTTGACCCGGTAGATAATAACGCAATAGTATTTGAAGCACTCAAACAATTTAATCACTCGTTAAAATCATTAAAATGACAAACGAACAAATCGCTGCGGAGGTAAAATCCATAGGAGATAACCTTACGCAAGTGTTGGCAAATTCTGCCAATGCAAAAACTGATGCGGCCGAGGCTAAATCAATAGTATCTGACCTTAAAGCAAAGTTGGAATCAGTAGTTTCTGCTGCTGACCTTTCCGAGTTCAAATCCGTTATGCAAAATCAATTCGATGCCCTTACCACTAAGGTAAAAGCCGGCAATCCTGATTCTGCAAAGAGTTTCAATCAAGTGTTAGATGAGAAATTAGCGGGTCGCAACATCGAAGCAGAAATCAAAAAGAATGGTCGCATTCTGATTGAGATGCCAGAGGTAAAGACTATGACTTTAGCTTCTAACCTTTCCGGTGATTCACTTGCCACTTACAATCAGCGCCAAGCAATCAACCCTTCGCAGTTGGTTAACTTCCGTGATTATGTGCCAACCGTACAAAGTCCTACCGGATTGTATGTAACCTATCGTGAAGCCGCAGGTAATGCGAACAACATCGCTGCACAATTGGAAGGTTCATTGAAACAGGAGAATAACTATTCTCTTACCGAGGTGAAAACGGTTAACAACTTCATCGCAGGTTTCAGCAAATTCTCTCGCCAAATGCTTGCAAATCTGCCTTTCATGACCCAAACGCTTCCACGTTTGTTAACTCGTGATTTCTTCCGTGCAGAGAATGCTTCTTTCTTCTCTACCGTTTCCGGTGCTGCAACAGGTACTACTACCAACTCTGCAACCACTAATATCGGTGATATTGCGCAGTTGATTGGAAACCATCGTGGTCAAGATTTTAGCACTTCAGTAATCTTCGTGAGCAATCCTCAGTGGAGTACCCTGTTGAACGAATCTTTAACTGCTGGTTACTACATGGGAGCAGGTGCATTGACTATCGGGCCTAATGGTACTTTGAATCTTGCAGGTGTGCCTATCATAGGTGTGAACTGGATTCCTACCAACAGAGCATTGTTACTTGATGCCAATTTCATTGAGCGTATCGAGGTAAACGGACTTAACATTGAGTTAAGCTACGAAGATCAAAACAACTTCGTAACTAACATGGTTACTGCCCGTATCGAATGCTATGAGGCCATCAACTTGATGTTGCCTACTTCAGCAATCTATGCTACTATCTAAATTTAGTGGGGAGGGTTAAAATCCTCCCCATTATTTTTTCCCATGAAACATATTTCAAAGCGTGAGCGAAAACACCCCACCAAAAAGACTACGCATATTGTGGCACGTTCAGAGTTATTTGCCAATGGCAAAGTCTGGATCAGAATGGAACGCCCACGACATCAACAAATGGTTGATGAGCAGAGGACACATCGTAAAGGTGATGACCTCGAAACAAAGTAAAGAGAACTATGAATACGAAGGAATACACGTATTTAACCGAGAGCATGATTGGTATTTCCATCATGAATGGGCTGATATAATATTCACACAATTAGACTTCGCAGGTGATGTAGCTATTGACTGCAAGAGTACAAAGAAGCCGGCTGTTTGGTTTGCGCATAATACTTTTATGTACTCATCCGTAAGGACTCATCGTGAGTTGAATGTAGTGTATAATTCCTACTGGAATAGTGAGGAATGCAAGTATCAAAACAACGGATTCGTATTACAGCCACCGGTTGACATCAACCATTACAGGGGTCAGAAAGGGGATAAGATTACCCTGATTAATCTGAATAACAATAAAGGGGCAAATACATTCTACCGAATATCGGAGGCTATGCCGGATAAGCAGTTTTTAGGTATTACAGGCGGTTACGGTGAGCAGATATACAAGCAGTTACCTAATGTAGAATTAATGCCGAATCAGTCCGATATACGAATCGCATATCGCAAAACGAAAATACTACTCATGCCATCCCACTATGAATCATGGGGGCGCACGGCTACCGAAGCAATGGCATCCGGTATTCCGGTTATTTGTACGGACTTGCCAGGACTCCGGGAGAATTGTGGAGATGCTGCAACGTACTGCAAACAGGATAGAATCGAGCAGTGGGTGGAGGCTATACGAAATGTGGAGGAAAACTACGAAATTTGCAGTAAGAAGGCATTTGCAAGGGCAGAGGAATTGCAGCCGGAAAACAATCTAATAAAATTCGAGCAATGGGTAACTTCTCTTACATCATAGATTCTAGCGTGGTAGATGTGGCATATGTTGAGCCGGTAACAATTGCCGAGGCAAAGTTATATATGCGTGTTTCTACAACTACCGAAAATGCACAAATAACAGAAATGATTAGCGGGGCTAGGATGATTATTGAGAAAGCAACCGGACTATCTCTTATCACAAAGCAGGTAACGGTATGGTTCAGCAATGAGGGTGGATGGTTTCAACTTCCTTACGGCCCAATAACTTCATCCATTGTACTAACCGATGATACCACAGGTACGGTACTAACCAATAGAACAATCACAGGTAGTGAGCATCCGGTTATTACATTCCCATCAATTAACAGGCTCAAAGCGGTGTATAATGCCGGATACACTACATTACCACATGCGCTAAAGATGGCTATACTTGACCAAACGAATCACATGTACGAGAATAGAGGGGCATTTGATGAAACGATGGGAGTTTGTCAGAAGGCTTGGCGCACTTGTCAGATGTACACTAAACGTTCACCAATCCTATGAGAATAAAAGGTAACAATACAAAGTTTCTTTCGGCTGAATTATTAATTGAGCCGATAATTGTTATGGAGCCTACTACTATAACCGATAGTGAGGGGGGGTTTTCGGTGTCTTATAATATCGGAGCAACGATATGGGGAATGTTTATACCATTAGGGCAAGACCGACAATTATTATCAGCGGAAGTAACTTTCACCGATTCGGCAAGGGTGTATGTCCGCATCCCCCTCACAATCGATCAAACACATAAATTGCGGATTAATGGACTGGATTACACTATCCATTCGATTACCAACTTAGAAAATAAGTATCAATATTACGAAATCACAATTTATAGATAATGGCAGGGTTTGCGCTTGACATATCTGGAATTAAGCAAGTAGAGGATGCCATTAAGAAGATTGACGCTAAGGCGAGCAAAGGACTATCGGCTGAACTTGACACATCATCCATAAATATACAAAGGATGGCAGCAAGAACCGCTCCCGGTAATTTAGGAAAGTTAAAAGGTAGTTTTAATATTGATATTGGTAACTCATTATTCAAATCAGTATTCAGTACGGTTGCGTATGCTCCCTATGTGGAATTTGGTACAAGGGGTAAGGCAAGAATACCTGCCGGATTTGAGGCATTTGCAGCACAATACAAAGGCAAAGGCGCAAAAGGTGCATGGAAAGCTATTGAGTTTTGGATAAAGCGCAAGGGCATAGACCCGAAACTAACATTTGTGATATTTCGTTCTATTATGCGTAACGGTATAGCACCACAGCCATTCATGATACCCGCCTATGAGAAAGAAAAGCCTGCCCTACTCAAACGACTAAAAGCACTTTTCTCATGATAATGAAAAACCCTGCCATAGAGATAAAGAAGTGGTTAATCAGCCGGCTATTCGCTTATACTTATATTGATGTTTACGATGCTATGACACCAACGGATGCGAATGGGGAGTATATTGTTATCAGTTCCAGAACTGCTAACCAGGGGGAAGGAAAGGACTGCTTTCAATTTGAGGTATCGGCTACACTCGATGTAGTAACGAAAGGAAGCAATTTCGGATTCAAGAGGGCAGAGCAAATTGCCGAGAATATTATGGGCGGTATCAATTCAGATACTATTGTGGTTTT